ATGTGTAAAAATGCTGGTGTAGCAAACGAAGTAGCTACAGCAGTCATAAACTGTGCTATTGAAGAGATGTGTCGTAAGAATCCACAGGAAAGCCATTTCGTTCGCCAAGTTTGTGCCGAGATTCGCAACGATATTAAGAAATTTACAAGTGATATGATTACACTTTACGGAACCGAGCTTGGCGTTATAGAGCTTATTCCAAAAGAGGAGCAAGGAGTCAATGAAACTAAAAGTTAATAACAACTTGATAATTTTAACCGTATTTACCATACTTGTGTGGGTAATAGTTAAAGTTTGCTATCTTGTTGTTGATATATGCGCTATGAACTTGGGAGGGATGTAATTTATTAATGATGTTGACACTGCGTGCATTTATATGTTATAATGTTTAATATAAACGTGCTAGGTGTAGCTCATACAGACGATGTTCAATATATTAAATATATATGGTGGTATGACGTTGTAAATGACTTCTTTGACGGATGTGAGCTTGGTAAAAGAGTCAGAAGACATTTGAACATAAAGGGTATTGATAGAGATGGAATTGTTAAAGGTAGGGTGGTGTTGTTTGGCGGTGAGTATTACCTAATGATTCATACTGTTGGATACAAAGCTCACTCAGAATTTGTGGTGTCAAGGATAGTTGAAGCAATTTCTAATAAGTTTTTGGTACATTTCGTAATTAATGAGTCTGGGGAATTGTTGTTGAATAGATGACTGATAGATGCGTTGTATGTGGAAAGGAAAAATTAAAACGCAAGGGCAAATACTGCTTTAAATGTAGGTTTGAAGTGCGCAAGGCATATATGCGTACTTATGGTGCTAAATGGCGCAGTGAACACAAACAAAAGGAGAAACAAAATGGCAATAGTTAAAATTAGAACAGCAACGCAGAAGGCTCAGCAGTGTGCGGCATGTCAGGCAATAATTGAAAAAGGTCAGCAGTATGCCGATTCTGACGAGAAACTTACTCCACCCAAACCGTTTCCTTCGAAGAAGTACTGTCTTAACTGCTCTAAGGATATGCCGATGAAAGAAGCCAAGAAGAAGGAGGCTAGGAAGTAGGTATATTTTACTAAATGTATTGACATTGATGTTGCGATTGTGGTATAATGTGTAATACAATTAACAAACACTAAATAAAGGAGATGCGAGATGAAGCTTATCGAGGGTATGAAGAATGTCAAATCCATCCTACGTAAAATGGAGGATATGAGGGGCAAGGTACAGAAGTATTGTGCTGATATGGATTTCCAAGCGCCCACATACCCTAACCAGAAAGAGCAGGTTTCTCAGTGGCTTCAGTCGCATCATGATTTGGCGTTGGAACTTACTACGTTGAAGAAGAATATACAGAAGACCAACCTGTATTCTGATGTTACTATCAGGATTGGAGATAAAGATGTAACTAGATCAATAGCTGAGTGGGTTATAAGGCGCCGGGAAATAGTAGACCTTGAAGTGCAGTGCTGGGCTGGTCTTTCCAATAGGAGTTTGCAGGATGTACAGCTTAGGACGGGGTCTGGCGATACTGCACCTGCCAAGGTAAGGTTGTACTTCGATGCTAAGGAGCGCGACGCCAACGTAGAGCTTTACAAATCGGAGAAGGAGTCGATCGATAAAGCTCTTGAGATAGCAAATGCAACTACGAATCTTATTGAGGATTAGTTAATTTGTTCTTTGGATAATTAAGTGGCGCGAAAGCGTAGTTATCTGAGCTGAGACTACTCGGATACGTTGCTTAGTTGCGGGCTCCATAAAACTATCAGGGAAGCCTGAGGGTGGACGACAACAGAAGACTACAAATAGCAGGGGTGTTAGTGACTGGGTACCAGTCCAATCCTGAGGGTATGTAGGGATGAAAAATAGCTTAACGTAAAGAGTTGACAAAGTCTTCACTTAATTATAATAGTGTTCTTTGATAACATTCACGATAAGAGATAAAAATCGGGATCGAACTAAGCGCTTCTAATTGCGTAAATTAGAATCTATCGGGTATAAACCTAAATTGTCTCTTGACAAGACAGTATGATTATCCATACTCGGGTTACACCGGTACGGATGACAAATGCATGCTGGATAACCCAGCCGACCTAAGGCTCAAGTTTGAAGTTGAAAGACTGAAGACGAGCAAGGCTAATGGTTGATGGTTTAAGTTTAAAGGCAATGGTGTCGTTTCCTATTGGGGAAATAGGGAGGTCGCCCGCAAATGCCGAATGACCTTGAGTAAGTTTGGTTCTTAGTTCCCAGTCGAAACTTTCAAGGCTTCCTTATTGGGGAATGTTTAAATTTCAGGTGGTAAGTTCAAGAGCGGAAACCGGGCGGGTCAGGATGGTCGTGCAGGGCTGCCTGACAAGGAAGGTGGACATGGCGAGAGGGCTGTCGTAACTGCGAATAGCGATGGGGTAGCCATGGTAGCAAAGACTCTACAAAGTCCCGTAGGGCTAACCCTCTTAGGGTTGCTTGGACACGGCAAGTATAAATATAATCTATTAAATATACTTGACAAAATGGCATTTTGGATGGTATACTAAACGTATGGGCAACAAACGTAAAAGGGCTATTGATCTTTGGAATTCTGGTTGTTTTACCATGCAACAAATTGGTAAACAATTGGGCTTGAGTAGGGAACGCATTAGACAATTTGTTGAAGATGCTATAAGGAGCAACCAAGCAGTTTTGTCTGCAAAAGAGTGGCAGTTGCATAGGAAAGTTGTAAGGGAGGCTTCAATAGATTGTGTGCGTACATCTAAACTTTGGGATATGCCACTATATACTACTGTTAGTAGAAATGGGTGGGTTAAGGTAAGGTTAAAGAGAATAATTAATAGATGGCGGTGTGAGAAATGTGGGTGGCATAAATATCCTATAGCTTTGGTGATCCACCACATCGACAAAAACAGGAGAAACAACGATCCTAATAATTTAATGTTATTATGTCCTAATTGTCATTGGTTTATACATCAAATGTCTAAAGATTTTAGTATGACATCAAAGGGTCGGAAGAGACAAACGGGTAGTAATTATACGGAACATTTATATAAGAAGCGACACGCAATTAGAAGTATTTAACAAATGTGGTGATATAATGTATAGTGATGACAAAGGCGGTCCAATATGAAACCGACTACAGGTGGTTAGATGAGAACTGATGAACTTGAGGAAATGCGGTAATGGAAAATATTAAGAATGTTTGAGCAAAAAGATGAGAGTTGAAGAGGAAAAAGGCGCAAGGTAAATAAAGGAGTAGTACGATGTTTAGGTTATGGCAGGATAGGATGTTGCATTCGTCTGGACAGGGTCAACGCCCCGTCGAGGACGGGTGTAAGTACCCGTCAGCCTTAACCTGTGCTGCTCTGAATTTTAATATTATAGCCAAAACAATACTCGAATAAGCAGCAGCACTTAGGTTAAACTAAAAGGCTGTCGCAATATCGAGAGGAGTTTTGGCTTTTTTGTTCTTTGGGGCTGTGGTCTAATGGGAGGACAAGGGTTTTTCAAGCCCTTAGCGAGGGTTCGATTTCCCTCCAGCCCTACCATGGCGCATTCGTCTAAAGGCAGGATAGATGGTTCTCAACCATTTGACACCGGGTCAGTACCGGTATGCGCTACCAAATTGAGAGGTGACATTGAAATGTATTAATTGTAATACTGATTTAATAGGTACTCAAACTAAATTCTGCAATAAGAAGTGTAAAGATAATTATTACCATAAACGGGATTTGGTCGATGTAAAATGTACTTGTTGTGGTAGTATGTTTAAACGCAGAAGGCAGAGATTGGGTATATATCGTAGTTTGTGTAGACATTGTAGTTCTAGGCAGAATGCATTAGATTATATGGCATATAAATCTGGTAAAGATAGTCCAAAATGGAGGGGCGGGTACAAGTATTGGATGTCTGGGAGGTACGGCAAGGATAAAGATGGGTTATCTTGGAAGATACAACGCAGGCTAGCACGTGAACGTGATGGGTACTTATGTCAGAAATGCGGATGTTGTGAGATAAATAAAAAAGTTAGTGTGCATCATAAAGTACCATACAGAATTTCGTTTTCGCATGCTTTAGATAATTTGATATGTTTGTGTAAACGGTGCCACCCCAGAGATGAGTCTCAAATTAAAGAGTTGTGGGGAGGTAAGACGTTAGCTCCACCTATGAGAGGTTTACCTAAACCACGTTGTAGTATATGTAGCAAAAAGAGAAAGCTTATTGGTGGGATTTGTACAACTTGTATTAGAATTAAAAACATAACCACAGCTAGGTTGTTATTGAATGAGGGGCTGAGTTATGTTGAGGTTGGTAGGATGCTTAACAAGGATAGGCGGGTTGTTTGGAGTTGGGTCAATATTTGTAAAGACGGTGTGGTGCAGTGAATAGCATACGAGCTTGTCACGCTTGAGACGCGAGTCTGATTCTCGCCATCGTCGCCAAATTGTTCTTTAATTAAGTTAACGAAGTAGTTGCGGGCCGTTTTACCAGTAAAAAGAAGATTTGGTGGTGTCATCTTCTTTTCGGTCTGAGGAAAGTCCGAGCTCCGCAGAGCAACGTAGCAACTAACGGTTGCCCGCCGTGAGGCGAGGATTAGAGGACAGAGACGAGCCACTTAAGTGTGGGTGAGACGACCAATCTCTACGTGGAGCAAGTTCATATAGGAACCTAGCTGGCTCGGTTGATAGGTTCGGGTAGAACGCTTAGACGGATGACTACATAAACAAAACTCGGCTTATTGTTAACTTGAAAATTAAAGGGAATTCAGAAACGGCTTTGATGTAGGATCTTGTGAAGAAAACCGCTGATAACGACACTGATAGCCCTACGTGGAAGTGAGGTGCATAGTGGTTAGGCACGCTTGTTTGCTAAACAGGTGAGGATTAAACCCCCCTCTGCTGGTTCGACCCCAGTCACTTCCGCCATTTTGGAGAGTAGCCAGATATGGTTGGCTGGGACGGCTTGGAATACCGTTTGGGATAAAACCCATGCTGATTCGAATTCAGCACTCTCCGCCAGTATTGGAGGATCTGGGCATATTGGTGAGCCCAACCGCCTCGAAAGCGGTAGCCGTAACAGGCTTGGTTGTTCAACTCAACCATCCTCCGCCATTTGATGCTATAAGATAGGCGTTGTCCGACGGGCATAATGCGACCTATTGACCAGTCATTGACGAATATAAATCTGGCTAGCATCTTGGAAGCGCTGAGCAGTGGCTGAGCTCACCCGTCTTGAACACGGGAGCTGTAAAAGGCTTAGAGGATCGTCGCCTCTCGCTTCCGCCATTTGTTCTTTAATGTGGGAGTGAAGTGTTAGGGCAGCATCGCGGTCTCCAAAACCGTTGGTCAAGGTTCAAATCCTTGCACTCCTGCCAAGGTGGGATCGCCTAGATGGTAAGGCATTCGTTTCATAAGCGAATTATCGCGGATTCGAGTTCCGCTCCCACTACCAATTTTGCGGGTTAGACTGGAGGTGGTTCCAGCATAGGCTCATACCCTATTGACATTGGTTCGATTCCAATACCCGCTTCCAAGCGCAGGTACCCAAGTGGTCGAAGGGGACGGTCTGCAAAACCGTTATTACCGTCGGTTCAAATCCGACCCTGCGCTCCAGATTTATTGTTCTTTGTGATTTGCGTTCGTGCGCCGAAATGGATAGGCAATCGGCTTTTAACCGATACTATGAGAGTTCAAGCCTCTCCGAACGCACCAATAAAAGCTGAGATGTAGGTTCAACCCCTCGCAGGGGCAGTTCCTGCGTATACTAGGCTGTCACGGCAGCCTATAGTTTAATGGTAAAACGCAGCTTGTGTATAATTATTGGGTGTGTAGCAAAATGATAATGCATCTCCCTCTTAAGGAGAAGAATGAAGGTTAGAGTCCTTCCACACCCACCATTTTACAGGAGACAAATGATACATAAACACAGAGTTAATGATCAATTCTTTGATAAGTGGTCTGCGCATATGGCATATGTTTTAGGCTACTTTTTTGGTGATGGTTGTATTTATAAACATAGGAATGGATCTAAACGGGTTATATTTTGTGGTCATCAAGATGATGAGGAGTTTCTTAAGAAGTTGGCTAGTATAATAGGGTGTAGTGCTTTGGTATCTCAAAGTAAACGATCTAAATGTTGTAGGTTTGAATTTGTTAGTGCTAGGATGTTTGATAGGTTATATAGTTTGGGTAAGAGGAAGAGACTTGTTTGTCCTAAGGTACCCAGGGAGTTTATTAGAGATTTTGTAAGGGGATATATTGATTCTGATGGATGTGTAGGATTTGTGAAGTCTGAATACTATAAGACTTTGAGTAGTGGCTATAAAAAATTATATTGTTATAATAAATTGGTGGTGCAAATGACAAGTAAGGATATTGGGTTTTTATGTAAATTAGAGAAATATATTAGAGGTTTGGGTTTTAAGAAAGCAAATATCCACGGCAATCAATATTTTAGTGTTTATTATTATAGATTGCATGCACAACGATTAGTAGATTTAATATATTATAAAAATTGTTTAGCTTTAACGAGAAAATTGTTGCAGGTTCGTCTAATTGGTAGGACGGTTGGTTTTGAGCCAAAAAATCGTGGTTCGAGTCCACGACCTGTAGCCAATGCGGTGTCGACTAATAGGTAGGTCAACTGACTCTGAATCAGTTAGTTGAGGTTCGAACCCTTACACCGCAACCAAATTTCATCTGCGTGTAGCTCAGTTTGTCCAGAGCGCTCGGCCAGGAACCGAGAGGTCAGTGGTTGAAATCCACTCATGCAGACCATTTACGGAGTGTCGGTCAATTTGGTAGACCACATGCCCTGGGAGCATGAATAGTGAGAGTTCAAGTCTCTCCACTCCGACCAATTTAGAGGTAGTAATGAAGATAAGAAAGAAGTTGCAAAAAGAGATTGAGAGAAGGGGGAAGCTTTCAAGTTGGGAACAGTTTGAAATCGAGACTGCCGACCCAATGTTGTTTAAGGTTCAAAAAGAGGTACAAAGGAGTAGTAAATGCGGTGCTTAGTTTTAAATGCAAGCCATGAGTTTCTTGGCGTCTGTGACTGGCAGTCGGCTGTTTGTGCTACTGTTACGGGCAAGGTAATAGTTATGGAGGAGTATGATAGGGTTATACACTCTGTATCTATGGAGATGAGGGTTCCGGCTGTTATAAAGCTTAAGAACTATGTTAAGGTTTCTTATGATAGGATATCCTACGTTTCCTACACCAAGCGCAACGTACATCTCCGTGATAACTACATATGTCAGTACTGTGGCGAGAAGACGGATTCTAAGCACATAGGCATTGACCATGTTTTACCAGAATCTCGTGGCGGTCAAGACACATGGGAAAATACAGTTTCAGCTTGCAACCCTTGCAACTTTGATAAGGACAACCGAACGCCTTGGGAAGCAGGTATGAAGCTGATAAGGACTCCCCATAAGCCTCGTGGTTTTAAGGAGATTATAAGAATTAAGGTTGGTGAAATACATGATCTTTGGTTGAAGTATTTGTAAAATTTGATGGCGGGTATAGTGTAATGGAAGCACAGGAGACTGTGGCTCTCCTAGAGCGGGTTCGATTTCCCGTTACTCGCCCCAAATTTCGAGTCGCAGGTGTTAGTGACAGCACATCGGGCCGTAACCCCGTTGGTGAAGGTTTAAGTCCTTCGCGACTCACCATTTGATCTTTGAAATTGGGGGCTTGGTATAGCGAGATTACTCCCGCCCTGCAAGCGGGCGACGGCGGTTTGATTCCGCCAGCCTCCACCAATATACGAGCAATAGTGTAATATCTTGTGAGAGTAGGTGTCGACTCCATGGTTAATAGTCAAGGCATTAGGGTAGCAGGACAGCATGATTAGCAGTGGCTGATAGGTTACGTGAAAATCGTATTGCTCGACCAACAATTTAGGGGGGGGGGCAGTGTATAAATGTAAATATTGTGGTAAAGAGTTTGAAAAGTGCGGTAGTCTCGGTGCTCATGTCTTGTGTATGCATAACGTTGAGTTTAGAAGAAAGCAACGCTTACCTAGAAGGTTGCGTGAGGTTATAACTAGACAATGCGCAGTGTGCGGTTGTAAATTTTCGTATGAGAAAATTGTTGGTAGTAAGAAGGGCGACAGGAAGTGTTGTTCGGTATCATGTGCGGCAAGACGATATCCGACGAATGTCAATGTGTGTTTGTGTTGTGGGAAAAATATAGATAGACATCTTAAGTTTTGTAGTTTAAAATGTTGTTATGAATATAAGCGTCAGGAATATATTAAAAAGTGGTTGAAAGGCGAAGTTAGTGGGAATACTAAGGATGACTTGTCTAATCATGTACGTAAGTATTTGTTTGAAATCAATAATAATAAATGTGAGAAGTGTGGTTGGAATGAAGTAAACAAACTTACTGGGCTGGTGCCATTAGAGATACATCATAAAGACGGCAATAGTGGAAATAGTAAAAGAGAAAATGTGGAGTTGTTATGCCCCAATTGTCATTCCCTTACGTTTAATTATGGTGGGCTTAATGTTGGCAATGGCAGAGAATGTCGCAGGCTGAGTAGGCAGGAACATAAGCTCGGTATAATACATATTAAAAGATCAATAAAGATAAAGAAAAATTGTCTATTGTGTAATAAAGAATTTTTTGTTTTCCCAAGCCGAAGTAAGAGGAAATACTGTTCTCATAAGTGTGCTTTATCTTCCCCTAAAAGAGTATCATATACTACGTCGGGGATGGCGCTTCTTAGCTCTAGTAGTGATAACGTTAGCACAACTGTCTTGTAAACAGTGAGTCGGAGTTAAATTCTCCGCTAGAGCTCCAGATTTGCCCGTCTAGTGATAATGTTAGCACGTCTGTTTCGTAAGCAGAAAGTCAGAGTTAAATTCTCTGGATGGGCTCCAAGCTCGTGTGGTTCAAAAGTAGAATGCGTCCTTGGTAAGGATGAGACGACAGAGCGTTACTGTCCACGAGCTCCAGATTTACACGGTGTAGGATAAAGTAGTCTCTCCTGCGCGCAGGAGGATTCAGCTTGACGAACTGACGCCGTGACCAAGCGGGTGAAGTGTTTATGGTTACACCCCAGTCTTCCAAACTGGTATAGAGAGATCGTGACTCTCCACCCGCTCCAGATTTGCCGCAATAGCTTAATTGGTGAAAGCGACCGCCTGAAGAGCGGAAGATTCGGCTCGATACCCGATTGCGGCACCAATATTCCGAGGTTGGGTAATGGTATCCCAGCGGACTGTTAATCCGTCGCCGTAAGGCATGCAGGTTCGACTCCTGCTCTCGGAGCCAATTTTGCCCGCATAGCCTAGCGGCTAAGGCGACTGGTCTACACCCAGTGCATCGGTGGTTCGAGTCCATCTGCGGGTACCATTTTCGGCGGTTAGTTCAATGGTAGAACAGCGGTCTTATAAGCCGTAAGCATCCGATTAATGCGTAATCGAGGTTCAAGTCCTCGACCGCCGACCAATTTACCACGTGTGGCTGAGGTAGATATAGCGCCATCCTGATAAGGTGGAGAACGTCAGCGCAAATCTGACCGCGTGGACCAATTGCTCTTTGTAATTTACCCCTGTCGTCCAATTGAATAAGACATCTGGCTACGAACCAGAAGATTGAAGGTTTGAGTCCTTTCAGGGGTACCAATTCTTGCAGTCCTGTTGAAAGATAGGGTGGGCTGGATAACCTTTATTAGTAGAAGATGGGGGCATTTGAGGTATGCTAAAAACTCTACTACTGCAAGTTTCGCGCCTATAGTGTAATGGAAGCATTACTTCGTCCTAAGGAGTGGGTGACAGTTCAAATCTGTCTTGGCGCACCATTTATTAATAGGTTGGCATTGAGGGCGTGCCTTAAGAGTATGAATAACTCAGCCCTCTCCAGCTGCCTGTAGTGTATCGGATCGCACATAACCCTCCGAAGGTTATAGAGTAGGTTCAATTCCTGCCAGGCAGACCAAATTTAATGTGCTCGTCACCCAATGGAAAGGGCAATCGTCTTCTAAACGGTTAAGTGCGGGTTCGACTCCCGCCGAGCACTCCATATGTGCGTGAGTGGCGGAATGGCAGACGCGCTGCTTTGAGGTGGCAGTGGTAATACCGTAGGGGTTCGACTCCCCTCTCGCGCACCAATATGCAAGCGAGCGTGGTGGAATGGCAGACACGGCAGCCTCAAAAGCTGTTGGGTAAAACCGTGAAGGTTCAAATCCTTTCGCTCGCACCATTTTGTCAGAGTGGTGGAATGGCAGACACAACAGACTTAAAATCTGTCGGGTAAAACCGTGAGGGTTCAACTCCCTTCTCTGACACCAATTAATGCCCGGGTGGTGGAATGCAGACACGTTAGCCTTAGGAGCTAATGCCGTAAGGCGTGAGAGTTCAAATCTCTTCCTGGGTACCATTTTTAATAGATATAGTCTATTGTATATACTTGACAATACAGTGTTTGTTGTGGTATAATGTGTCCATACTAACACTGTGGAGGAATTAGTAAGGCATAGGAAGTTCCTATTAAAACCAAGCGCCCCACAAGGGCGCTTACTAGAAATACTTCCCGCTTTACGAATTAGGGCATAGGGAGTTCCTATTAAAATTCAAATGGCGAAAATACTCCCCGCCCACGAATTAATTGAGGCATAAGAGGTTCCTATTAAAATCTGGAACCGAAAGAGTCAGTTCGATTCTGACCTAGACTTGCGGGTCTAGTAGTGTAATGGCAGCACGTCGGTATAATACCTCTCGCCTTTAAAAACTAAGGAGGTGTCGAGATGGAAGCAACAATTAGGTTGTTTAGAGCCCTGCCTATTACTAAAACAAGTAAAAAGTATGACAAAACCCTGATGGCGAATACCATCAAAAAGGGGTTTGTTTTCTCCCCTGCAGTTATAGCCAATTATTCCTACGGAGAGTTGTGCCGACTAGCTGATGTTGTTGAGGATGCTGTTGGTTTGTCTGCAGATAAGATGAACAATGCCTTTCATAAATCATGGAAGAAAATAAAGACTGCAGATATAGAACAGTTGGTTTTGGAACAGCTTGTTCACTATATAACTACCTACGGATATGAGAGGTTAGGTATTTATGATAAGGACACTGTTTACATTCCTCAGGAAGAATTGAAAATACCTAAGACGGATGTTAAAGGCATACCTCTTGTAGTAATTAGAGGGTATACAAAAAAGGTGCTTAAAGATAAAATAATAGACTTGCTTCAGTCTGGAGTTGCCCTTAAGGAAGATACTAAGAGGGATGTTATAGATGTTGCTACCTTTGTTGGGTTTGATGAAACTGAGGTTTCTAATATAAAGAACAAAGAAGTTCGCGTAGCGCTATATGACTACTTAGGGATGTTTCCAGAAAACCCTATTGAGTTTTTGCGGTTTGCTATATATAAGTCTATTAACAAAACTTTGTTGATCAAAAATGGGTTTACCATCCACGAGATAAAAACCAAAGATAACTTGGCTGTTCTTGGGTTGTTGAACAAGTACGATGCCAAATTCGGGTTGGAAAGGTTAGCGGAGGTTTTCTATCGGTTCAAACCTTTGTTCTTGGCGTTTAGAACCAACAAGAAACTTAAGGTAATTATAAATAGGATAGGCAAACTTGCTAAGACTCACCACAAGCCTATGAAGGAAGACTATCTTAATACAGTTACATCCATGATTTCAAACGGCAAGACTATAAAGAAAGATGTGCTGGTAGACGCATTGAACCAATCCAACATCTTTAGGAAAATAAGGCTGGCGTATGCTTTGAAATTTAGGACGTCGGATGCTGAGTCAATCTTATATAGAATAAGAAACGGCAAGAGCTATGCAACCAGCTTCCAATTTGATAACCATAAGGAAGCTAAAGGGGCGTTGGAGGTTGTACTTAGATCAATAGTTAAGGACATAGAACCTAAAGTTAAGGGTAAGAAAATATTTATACCGTCTGGGGTTCAGTATGCACTACCTGCAACGGAAAAGCAGTTTACTGGCAACTTACCGTCTGGTACCAGTATATCAGTGTCAAAAGATATGGTTTTTGGTGTGCACTGGGAAGATGTTGGCAATACTAGGATTGATTTGGACTTGTCATTACTTGGTTCAGATGGTTGCAAAACTGGTTGGGATGCAAATTACAGGTCTGGCGATCGTAAGATCCTGTTCTCTGGCGATATGACGGCTGCGCCTAAGCCTAATGGTGCATCAGAACTGTTTTATGTAGCAAGGCAGACGGAGGCGTCTCTTATATTGTTTGTTAACTATTTTAACCACGATGAAGACGTAGAGGTTCCTTTTAAAATATTGGTTGCTGAGGAGCCTGTAAAGAACCTTAGTAAGAACTACATGGTTAACCCTAACAATGTAGTTGGTGTTGTTGCGACTAAGATTAAAGAAAGGCAAAGGATGTTAGGGTTGGTAACTGTATCGCCAAATGAATGTAAGTTTTATTTTGCTGAGGCTGATATAGGAAATTCGATAACATCTTATGGTAATAAGTACTCAGATGATGCTAGGAGGTACTTGTTTGACTTCTATAAGAATGCTATTACATTAAACGAGGTTTTGGATATGGCTGGAGCTAAGCTTGTGTCTAAAAAGGATAAGTGCGATGTAGACTTGTCCTTGGAAGGGTTGGAGAAGGATACAATTCTTTCATTGATAAGGAAGTCGTAATGTTTTGTGGCGTTGCCTGGGTGTGGCTCTCCCCGCTACTGTGGGTCTTGGCAACGCCACTTCGATATCTAAATATACTTGACAAACCTATAGTTAATGTGGTATAATGGTTGTATAACAAGGAGATGACGAGATGGCAGAAATAAAAGATGGTGAGATAGTTGAGGTGCAAGGTTCGGCAGCAACCCCGTATCAAGTTAAGCGCATTGGTGATGTAATATCGTGCTCGTGTCCCGCGTGGCGCAATCAGTCCCTTCCTATTAATAAAAGGACATGCAAACATATCCGTAAAGTGAGGGGTGATGAGGCAGAATCTGCTCGTATAGGCGGGTCTCTAACTATGCGCGCCCCTAAAACTAAGGAAGGTGGTAAGGTGCAAGCAGTACCGCCGGCGCTCTTACTTGCTAACAAGTGGACTCCCGACATCGATCCCAATGGCTGGTGGATGTCCGAAAAGCTTGATGGCATCCGTGCCTATTGGACGGGCAAAGAGCTCATTTCGCGCTTGGGCAACAAGCTCTATGCGCCGGAGTGGTTTACCAAGGACTTGGGTGAAGACCCCCTCGATGGCGAGCTTTGGCTTGGTCGTAAGAAATTTCAGGAGACGATGTCCATTGTACGGTCGCAAGGTCTCGATGAGGAGTGGAGACCTATTAAGTACCTCATCTTCGATATGCCGGGGCTTACAATAGCGGAATTTGAGGAAAGGCGCAAATTCATGGCGCATGCAAAGTTGCCCGATCACTGCGTAATAGTTGAGCAGATGCCTTGTAATGGTGTTGATCACCTTAAAGCTACCTTGAAGGCGCTTGAGGAGAAGGGTGCTGAGGGCGTGATGCTCCGTAAACCGCACTCGCGCTATGAGGGGAGGCGTTCTCCTACGCTCCTTAAGGTAAAGAGCTTCTATGATGATGAGGCGACAATAATCGGATACGAGCCCGGTAAGGGTAGGCACAAAGGTAGGCTTGGAGGTTACGTTTGTGTTTTGGCAAATGGGGTAAGGTTTTCTGTTGGATCTGGGCTGACAGACAAAGAAAGGAACAGCCCATTGAAGATTAATACGAAGATTACATTTCGCTATTGCGAACTGACAGATACAGGGGTGCCTAGATTTCCTACGTATGTTGGTGAATGCTTGGATAAATAGATGCATTTTACTTGACAAGGCATACATCGATGTGTTATAATAATTATAAGACTGGGAGTCTTGTATGTATAAATCAAGTAAACAATTAAGAGGTAATGAGGCACGCCAAGTGCAGTCTGTCTCCGGCTGTCTTAAGTCGGCAGGACTCCTACTCGTTACCTCTGTTCTATGCAGGGACTAATATGCCAACAACTGTGCAAGTTTGTAGAATATGCAAGGTAGGAAAGCCTACTACAGAGTTTTATAAACGGACAAATAAGACTGGACATAGAACTGAGTGTAAGGATTGTAGGAGAAAATACGGAAAGTTATATAGGCTGGAACATAAAGCAGAAATTGCCAATGCAAAAAAGATGCAGGCGCAGTTGCACCCAGAGAAAGTTAGAGCTAGGAGAGAACGATATAAGCGAGCGCACCCAGATAGGGTAAGAGCTACTCAGAAACGGTATGCGCAGGTTCACCCAGAGAATGGTCGGTTTAGGCAGAAGCGGTACCGTAAAGCGCACCCAGATAGAGTGGCTGCTAAAAATAAACGTTGGACGGAAGGTAATTTAGAACATATAATTGCTTATCGGAAGCGGTACCGTCAGACGGAAGTGTATAAATTATCAGCCAGGGTAAATTCGCACAACCAAAAGACAAAGCGAGCAATTGTTGGTCATTTAAGTTTGGGAACAGTGCAACAAGTTTATGAAGACAACATTAAGAAATATGGGACGCTTACTTGTGAATTGTGTTTTGATGTAATAGTGTTTGGCAACGATTCGATTGAACATAGTATACCAATAGTAAGAGGCGGTACGCACGAGCGTTCTAACTTAGGCGTGGCTCATTTGCCGTGCAATTTATTTAAGGGTAGGATGACGCTTGATGAATGGTTTGTATTACATTCAGAATATAAAGAAAGGAGGGGGAGTTATAATGGCAAAGGCAAAGGTTTTTAAGGTGGCAGAGCACGAAGCTTTGTGCAACATTTGTGGCGATAAGGTTGTTACTACTGAGTCTCGGTGCGTTTGTGATAAATGTAAGAGTGGGCTAACAAAGAAAGAGATAGCAAAGTATTTATAATTTACTCAATTGGACATTTCAATGTAAGTATAGAGGAGTTCTTGAAGGTGGCGGAACCTTTGGATGCTGTGCGGTAGTATAATAAAAGGGGGCGATGGGATGGATGACAGAGTATGCAAGGCGCTTGAAGTTGCCAGCGAATATGGTAGTATCGATGGGGATCATCACAAGATGTGGGTTATTGATCAAATGGTTAGATGCCTTACTAATTGCCCAACTGTAGTAGTAAAAGCAACAGATTGCCACGGCAAAGAGTATAGTTACGAATCTCTTGGTGAAAGTGATGAGTATAAAGAGTGGGTTAGAAGGTTTTGTGATGGTGAAGATGGATCAAATACATATGCATGGGATATAGGAATAGCACCATGAGTAATTTAAAATGGCGCCAAGCCAACGGAAAAGAGATAAACATTAGAGATATGGATACTGTCCATCTCTTTAATAGCCTTAAAATGGTGTATAACCATTTTGCTGAGGTTTACGATTTGCCTACATACATGTTTGGCAACGAGTATGAATATTACAAGGCTATGGTTATGGATGATCCTTTTGGTATGCTAAAGGTAATAGAGGTACTTAACAGTGAGTTATATGGTAGGAGGGACCTGCCTAAAAAATACGAGTTTATTTACAATTCGATAAAAGGCACTTTGACGTCTGGTAGTATAAGGGTTTTAGTTGTACAGAAGGATATAGAAAGTGGTTGGGGCGGGTTAGGGTGTTGTCGTATGCGCAGTATTGATGAGGAAGGCGACTGGTGTAATAAAGATGTTGTAGATGGCGGTATGTTTTGTCGTAGGCATACGTGTGTTATAGAGGGTTGTAGGAAACAGGCGTCTGCTTGGTACCCCCTATTGAAGGGTGCGCCAGGGTTTTGTAGTGAGCATCACAACGAGAAGTATGCTGGTAAGTACGGTGCTGACTTTAGTGGTCCTGATGATTTTGATGTTCCGATATTGCTATTGTAATTTAATATAGGTTATATATGTATGATATAGTTTATGAACTACCAAAAGATGTAGAGCTGTCCCGATATCAGAGGGAGAAGGCTGTAAACGGGGCTTACTTTCGTGTTATGCTTGGAGGTGTTAACTATTACATACCAATTACCAAACAACTAAAAGAGATATTTGATTTGCACATAAAGAACGGAAAATTTGTGCATAAGAAGTATGACTGCATAAAGGTGGATGAGGCAATAAGGGCTATAATTGACAGTGTTTATTTGCAAGTTCGTGATGTTGTGTGTGCCGGCATTGAAGACAGTTTGGACGATAAGTTGCGTACTGGGTTTTCCCAATTGTTCGAGAGGTATTTGCATGAGGAAGTTAGTGCGAAGGTTAAGTTGGCGTTGCCGTACAAACCTAAAGATACTTGACAAACCTATGCCTTATATGGTATAATGGTAGTACAATAAGGAGGTGTTGAGATGGCAAAAGGTAAATCGAGATCGGCGAGGGCTGGATGGGCGGCAGACGGTATTCGTACTATAGCATCTGAATTGCAGGATTTAATCGATGATTGCGGTGGCGATCTGGATAGCTTAAGTAAGACTAAAAAGGCGACAGTTGTCAAAGAAGCCAATAAGATACTTAGCAATGTTGATTTCAGCGAAGTTGAGTCGCTTACAGAAGAGATGACATCGTGGCGTGACAATATGAGCGGCGCCAATATGGAGCATCTTCCTAAGTACGATGAGGTAAGCGAGGCGTGTGACGAGTTGGAGAACATAGACACTGGTGTGGATACAGAAGTTGCCGATGTTGGCGATATTGGAGATGCAATAAGCCAGCTTGAAGATATAGCAGACGCGCTTGAGGGTGTTTGTTTTCCGGGGATGTATTAATAGGGGGAGGGTGTCGAGATGTTGGGAAAAGGTGTAAGAATATTAGAGGTTGGATCTCCTAGTAACAGTGGTTCTTGTTGGTCAACCCGTGATCTTGTTGTGCAACACCCGGATGGAACTACTGGAAAAGTACTTATGAGAGAAGACGAGTACGAGGTGGAGGTGCTGGCACAAAGGATTCTCAGTTGCGGTGTACCATACGATCTTTTGTCGGAGTTTAAAGATAAGGTATGGTCGGTTGCACAGTTTGAGGAATCCCTTAATAACGCAGGTGAAGACCTTTAATAAAGGAGTTTAAATGGTAAAGAAGGATCAGTTTAAGGGTAAGCCGGTAATTAGCTTAATGAAGGATGAGGAGGATACATACCCGTTTACGTTTGGGGTTGCCAAAGCCAAACTTATCCTTGAGAATATATCAGAAATACGTAACTTTGTGGCTGAAAACGATGCTAGTATTAAACCTGAGGATAGTGTTAAAGGATAGTCATGAGCCACTTTTCTGTACTAGTAGTTGGTTCAAACCCAGAGGAACAGTTAGCCCCGTTTAACGAGGACTTAAAGGTAGATCCATATATGGAGAATTGCTACTGTATAGGTCGGAGGGCTTTAGAAGAGGTTGAAAAAAGGGTGGCATCAGAATGTTTGGTTGGGGATGAGAGTGTAAAGACGATACTGACGAACGCAGAAGATGGTATTTTTCAACCCGTATCTGAGGTGGAGGTAGTTCGTCGCAAGGCTGTGTTTGATGTATATATAGAAAAGCGCCGTCAGCTTGTGGACAGGTATCTTCAAGACCATCCACTTAAAGATAAGCCAGACTTAAAGTGTAAAGAGTGTAGTGGTTCAGGGAAAAGGGAAACTACTTATAACCCAAACTCTAAATGGGATTATTATGTTTTGGGTGGCAGGTGGTGCGGTTTCTTTAAACTGAAGTCTGGAGCGTGCTGTCCTAAAATTGTATACAGGGGCATCTTTAAGTACGATCCTGAATTTGATACTGATGTTGCTTGTAAGGGGGATATTGATTTTGATGGTATGAGAGTAGCTCGGATTGAGAAAGCTACAAAGATGTGGGATCTTTTAGCTCCGCAGTTGGATAGTAAAGTTCTGTTAGAACGTCAAGAAGCATTTGCTCAATTGTTTGGGGCTGGCAATGTACTAACAAAAGACCAATATATTAAGGAGTCGGCACCTATTGCAACGTTTGCTGTATTGATGGATGAGGTATGGTATGAAAGAGGATCTATGAAGTGGTTTGGCACTGTCAGCAATGATAAAGGCATTGGTGTTTGGGAAGATTGGTTTTGTAAAACCATCAATGCTTTGCCAGATAATACTTTGCTTAGCGTTTATGATTGTCATATTTAAATATACTTGACAAACCTGTGTTTCATGTGGTATAATGGATGTTGGTGGTAAAAATATTGATCTTTGAGATTAACTTGGGGCAACCCTTAGAGCCGAAGCAATGCCTTTGTTAGGATTGGGTTAGCAGTTAGGATAGAAGGTAGCCAGGAAACTGGAGCTGGACTTAACTGTGGTGACCAAGTTAAAAGTGGGTGTTGGCGTAATGAATACGCTGCAAACTTTATAAGTGAAGACCGGATGCGGGGCCACTGAACGTAGCTAATTTCATTGCAATGAAATTACATGCTGGCTACAGCCGGACGCGGTCGCGGGCCATATGTTCAGTCGCAGTGAGGTGACGATACCTTATAAGGTTGAAGAAATTGATGGGATGTAGCTACTCCCTGGGCGCCTTTTATGAAGAATTAGGACGCGGGATACCTAACCCGTAGGTTAATAAAGTTCCGAAAGCTAAAGCTGGTAAAAATCCAGCCACCCACTTTATAAGTTTACAAACGGTTAAGGCACAACACTCTAAAAAGGAGATGGGTACATGGGGAAGGGTTTGAATGAGATGACGCGAGACTTGTACGGAATGGATTATGATAAGTTAACAATGTTTCAGCAGGCAAGGGTAAGGTCAAAGGTTGGTAGTGTTGTGGTTTCCTTATGCAAGTCTTGCAAGAGTGTTGAGTATTGTCCAAGAACCCCGAAGGATAAAACAATAGAGTGCGAGTTATATAGCAATAATACTTGACAAACCTGTGTTGCATGTGGTATAATATTTTTATACAAAGGAGATGGCGAGATGGCAGAGTGCATTAAAGTAAAGTGTGTTGTTTGTCACAGGGATGTTCTAGTTTATACGAATGATAAGAAGTTGCACCAGTCCAAAATAGTTACGGAGAACAAGGTATGTAAGTTGTGCGAACCTAACGTGTCTAGGATTAGGGTTGTACTTAAGTGCTCTAAGTGCCAGCACGATTTTCAGACTAAGGTTCTGACAGAAAATAAAGATAAGTACGGCGCAGATTGGGTTTGCCCGATGTGTGTCAGCAACGACCTGCCTCAAGTAAAATCCAAAGAAGAAAAAAAGAAGTGTGTAGAGCTCAACTGCGACGGATGTCGTGTAGGGCGCGGTGTGTGTGTGCATCCAGAGCTTAACTGCACACTTTCCAAGAGCTTTGCGCGGTTTGGTACTGGGGACTTGTATTCCGTAAAGAAAGCGTGTACGGTACTTTCTGTGCACAACGTGATTGCTAAGAGGAAAGACGTGCACTGCTTTGAATATACTCCGCTGTACAAGGAGAACTATAGCATTTCTGCAGATAACTATATAGTTATAAAGCAACGTATGGGGTCTAAGAAGAACTTTGTAACTAACATAATCGTGTACCAGTATGACAAGGCGCACCACCAGTTTAAGGTGGCTTTGGATGTTAAGTATAACCGAGGGGAGGATTGGATAGTCCCTACTCGTAATTTTATGCTAAAGAAAGGGGAGAACGTTGGCTAAACAGGACAAGTTTTATATTGGGTTTGATACTAGGTTGAGAGGGGAAGTTTTTTCATCAGATGATCCGTCCCAAGCAACTCCAGAGGCAACTGGATACTTTGCTGTGTCGATGGCGTTTGATACTGAAGAGGAAGCAGCAAACAACTTAAACAGTAGGTAAACTTTGGTAAACAGGGGGGGGGCAATGTTTCTTGATAGGGTTATGACTGAAGTTTATCATAACACATTGTAAGGCAATTGAGTTGCAAACAAAGGGAGGTAAAAGAGGTGGACAATAAACCTAACCAATACTCGCATTTTTATTTGTATGCAAAAGATTGGTATAAAAGAGGAAATATGTTTGAGGACTTAAAAATCCTCTTAGGTAATTATTCTGGAACAGACCCGAAGCATTTGAGTATTGATGATGTAATAACCTTCCTGTCTGGGATTGTATCGGAAGAGATGACTCCACAAAGGTTTGAGAACTTTATTAGGGATATGATTAGCGATGTAAGGTGGAGCCCAGAAAAGACAGCCGATATAATATTGACGGAGAATTTCCTCCGTGTGCTTAATATGACAGTTGTAAAAGGGCGTATGGTGTTAGCTAAGCCTGACGGGAGTATATTGCCTTTAAAAACATAGCAGTAAGCTATAACCTATTAAAGGTATTGACTTTGTGCGGTGCAGTGTGGTATAATGGTGACGTGAACAGGCAAGGTGTGTATAAATAACAACAAGGAGATGGGTAGATGAAGGTACAAAGGAAAGAGAAGGTTGACTTAGTCTGGGTTGATCCTAAGAGTTTACAGCTTTTACAAGGTAATCGATATGTTAATCCAGATCACGTTGCTGTATTGAAAGCGTCTATGTCTAAAGAAAACCTTTTGCATCTTAATCCTATTAAAGTTGATTCTCATATGCAAATAATAGACGGTCAGCACCGCGTGGAAGCTGCTGTCGATCTTGGATTCAAGGAGGTGCCGTGTTTTGTTGTAAATGCCGGACTAGAGGAGGCGCAGAAGCTTAATCAGTTTAATAGGAATTGGACTGTGTATGACTTTGCAAGGTCTTACGAGTCCCTCGGAAATGAAAACTATAGGCAATTTCGTATTTTCCATGAGGCAACTGGGTTTGATGCGACTGCGTGTATGTATATGTTGTCAGGTTCGCGATCAAAGCATAGCAACTGTAGCCATGCCAACTTCAAAGCAGGGTTGTTTAAGGTTAAAGATGCCGAGGCAGCTGAGGAAATTTCGTATTTGATTGACGATTTCAAGCCATACCTGCCAGATCATTACAAGAGTCGGTCGTTTGTACTGGCGTTTTTACAGGTATATGATACTGCTGGATACAACCACGAGAATATGATGCACAAGTTAGAGCTTGTACCTATACGCAGGTGTCCAAATTGCAGATATTATGTTGAGGAACTAGAGCGTATATACAATTATAAGGTGTCACAGGAGAAGAAACTAAGGTTTAGACAAACCTAACAAGAGGAGGCAAAGTAATGGCAGAAGTAGAGAAGAAATATGTAGTTATGATGGGTGCTGAGGTTATGTTCGGTCCAGAGGCGGATTATGCAAAGGTTAAGGCGTTTGCGGATAGCTTGTCACCTGCGATTAAGAGCAAGTGCACTGTAAAGACGACTACGTCTTCCAAGCCAAGTGCAACTGCAGCACCTGCAACAGCGACACCGGCTACGGCAAAGGCGCCTGCTAGTGCAGCAAAAGAGGCATCGAAGCCGGTTGCACCTGTTGATGGGGATGCTGTGTTTGGATCCTACTTGGAAGGTGGCGGTCCGTCAGACCTTTGGAAGCCCAAAGATGGGAAGAATATAATTAGGATTCTTCCTGTCGGTGGAGTGTTGCCGTCTGATTGGTCAACCCCGTATCCATTCATATTGTCTGGCGTGCACCCGAAGGTAGGGTTGTCGCTGAATGATATGGTGTACTGTGCTAGGCTTACTCACAAGAAGGCGTGTCCTTTGTGCCAGTTTATCTGGAACTTGTATTCATCCAAGGACGAGAACGATGTAAAGTTAGCAAAAAGGATGAAGGCGTACAACCGCGTTATTGCTAACATTATAGACCTTTCTGATGTAGAAAAGGGCGTTCAGAAGTTTGCTTTTGGTAAGACCTTAGCACGTAAGATCTTCTCATACATGGAAGATCCAGAGTTCAAACCCTTATTGGACGCTGAACAGGGTCATAACTTTGTAGTTATCAAGAAGACAGTAGATGGATATCCGAACTATGACGATTCCCGTCCAGAGGTTAAGATTACTCCGCTTTCCTCGATTTACCCGAAGTGGAAAGATGAGGTGTTTGACCTTAGGAAAGAGATAGCGGAAAAGTCTTACGAAGAGCTTGCAGAAGTCCTTGCAAATACCAAGAAAGCCATTATGTCCACCGATCCTGGGGATATCCTTGGCGATCATACGTCCAGAAGGAAACCTAGTGGTGCCGTAGATGGTGATGTGGTAGTTGTAGAGGAATCGGAAGACAGTATACAAAAAAGGCTTAGCGAAATATAAAGACTAACAGGTAAGGAAAGTAAAAGGAGGATGGGCAGGTCGCCTAGCGACTGGATACCCCACCTGCCAATTGGTCTTTTGTGCAACCATGCAAAACTTACATGTTAAGCCTAACTCTACGAAAACTAAGTTTTATGCCAATTGTCCGAACTGTGAAAATACAGGGAGAACGGTTGACACGAAGTTTCATCTTTATATAGTTCCCGGAAGGTTTGCCTATTGCTTCCGGTGTGGTTGGAAGATTTCCTACAGAAGGTTGATAGAACTATATAGAGTAGATGCGTCTGGTCTTAAAGATGACCCCGTAAGGAAGCCTGCCGGAGAATTTGACAAAGACATATCAGAGAACATTATACCATTCGGGGATTCTGTATATTCTACTGGGGCTATGAACTATTTGTTAAAGAGAAAACTGGATGTAGACCTAATTAGTAAAATGGGGATACATCTAGGTACCAATAGGTTGTTTGGTAGAGTTGTGTTTCTTGATCAAAAGAATAGGTACTATGTAGCGCGCGCTTTCCTTAAAGGTTTGGATCCGAAAACGTTAAATCCGCCATCTGGCACCTCTGGTAAACCTCTTATGTACTTTACTAAGCGGGAATATGATACATTGTACTTGGTTGAGGGTTGCTTCGATTCGGTTCCATTCCTGAAGACAAATAGGTCTGCAGTGTGTGTGCTTGGCAAGGATGTTTCGGCAGATCAGATGAAACAACTGAAGTCTGTGTTGATTAAAACTATAATTATAGCTTTAGATAGTGATGCATTTGATGGAGCTAAACGGTTGGCTCAAAGGATTGCTGACGAACTTCCATTGACGAATATTGGTGTGTTAATGTATGATGATAGGGAAGGAAAAGATCCGTCAGATTATGACGTTGAATTGTTTACTAAAACTAGTATTTATTGGGTCAGAATAATGAGCCAAAACTGTATGTTGGAGCGTGTATGAAAGGCAAGTTAAAGCCATATCAAGAGGCAGCAGTTAAGTTTATATTGGATAGACCCAAGTCTGCCCTTTTAATGCCAACTGGAACTGGGAAAACGATTGTAGCGTTGATGTATTTGAAGGTTTTAGACAAGCCAGCCATGATTATATGTGAGGCGTCTAAGAAGCACATATGGATAAATGAAAATAAAAACTTTGAACTTGGATTAAGTCTTACAACTGACTTGCGACACCCAGGTAAGATATTTATTACATCCTATGACTGGATAAAGAATAATACTGAAGTAATGGAAGATTATGATATTTTTGTTTTTGATGAAGCGCATTGCATATCTGATCCAGAGACTGCTAGGTATAAAAACATTTCTGAGGTTCTTAAAAACAAAAGTCGTGTGGTGCTCTTGGCGGGTTATCCAGTAGAGAATAAGCTTAATGAAATATTTGTATTGTCTTTGGTTACGGACGTGCTTGGTAAAAACTATTATCATTTCTTGTATAAGTTCTTTACAGTTATAAGGAGGAATGGTAGGATTATTAAGACAGTTGCTAAGCGCGGCTCTTTTGATAACATCATTGCGTTGATTAAAGATGTTGTTTTCATTGTCGATAAGTCGGAAGCTGTGCCTAGTACGGTAAAGAAAGAAACTGTAGTTGTTAGATACGAGTTGAGTGACTATCAAAAAGGCATAGTAAATGCTATTGCTGAGTTTGGGGAATACGATGATGGTAAAGTACATGTTATATGTAATGATGGGTTGTCTGTGTTTTCTAAAATGATGCAGATTATTTCTGGGTTTGTATACGTAGAAGACCCAACAGCAACTAGTACTACATTTGATGAGAGTGCTGATAAAAAGCAAAAAGTGCCAGTGGTGCCAGTGTTCTTTGATTCACCAAACCCTAAATTGGAGGCGTTGCAGAGGATAGTTGCAGATCGTAGCAACTTTTTGTTGTGGTATTTCTTTGACGCTGAATATGAAATGCTAAAGAAGTTTGGGAGGTGCTCTCGCTTATGTAAGTTACAAGTAGATTCTCGCGGTTTAAACCTACAAAGCTTTGACTTTGCTATGTACTTTTCAATACCGACATCTGGTGGGATGTATTTTCAGTCTCAAGATAGGCTACATAGGATGGGCAGGACGAAGGATGTAATATCTGTGGTGTTGGTACCAAACGGGGAGTTCGGGGATAGGTTGTTGCAGATGCTTGATCGCAAGCACAAATTGACTAAGAAATTTATAGACAGGTTGCTTCAGGTGAGGGTATAATGGATATAATAGTATTGAATAGAGGGTTGATACAACAATATTATTCTGATACACCGCATATACTTATTTCTATATGTGATCCGTGCGATGTGCATCCGCCGTTGCCGCAGATAAAGGCAAGGGTAGGAACGTTGCAGTTGAAGTTCCATGATTTTAATGGTACTAAGTGCATAAGCATACGCAAAGATAACTACGTCGACAAATCCGGCAAAATGGTGGCATTTTCCCGCGCACACGCCAAGAAGATACTTTCCTTTGTAAAGAAACATACTTTGGAGATAGGGTTGATAGTGTGTCAGTGTGATGGTGGTATTAGTAGGAGTGCTGGTGTAGCAGCGGCACTATCTAAATGCTTTAACCAAGACGATTCTTTCTTTTTTAAATGTTACTTGCCAAATAGCTTAGTTTATAGTACAATATTAAAGGAGTGGCATGGGGTTTAGTACTGATCAATATGAATTGCTTTTACTGTCTACAATAGTAAAAGATGACGATGCGTTTAGGAAGACGATGGGCCTTGCTGACTCCCAGATGTTTTCATCTGCCATGTCTTCAGACGTTTATGATATACTTCGGGTGTTTTATGCAGAATATAACAGGGTACCTACTCAGTCTGAACTTTTGTATTTGTATAAGCGCGATCGTACAATTGCCGACGATTCTATTGTTGTTGGTTTCTTAAACCTTATATACACCCAGGAAGTAGACACCAAATTTGTTACCAACGAGCTAAACAGATATGCTAAGTTGCGTAAACTCGAAAACTTATTTAAGACTTCCTATGAGAAAATTAAGTCTGGTTCTGATGTAGATGTATCATCTACTGTGTCTAGCATGTTTAAGATACAGATGGATTCTATAGAAGATAAACATATATATGGAGTTAACATTGATGAGTCAGAGTATATACTGGAACAAGGCAAAACTAGGAAATGTGTGCCAACAAATATAAGTTTCTTAAATGATATTCTGCGTACTGGATCGATTGGGGAGGTTGGAGGTCTTGGTGCTGGTCAACTCGGCATAATACTAGCTCCGCCGAACTACGGGAAAACGATGTCTTTGTTGAATTTTGCATTATATGCGTGGTTGAAAGGTCACAACGTTTTGTTTGTTACGCTAGAAATGCCAGAGTTTTCCATATTGAGGCGTGTAATGATGTTGTTGTCTGGCGCTTTGAAAATGGATATTACTATGGATGGCATTAAGGTTATTAGTGAGAAGGTAAATAAGAAGTTTATGATACTTTACAGACCAGTACGATCTATTTCGGTGGATTATTTGTATTCGGTCTACCATCAAGCAGATGCGGATGGTATTAAATTTGATATAATGTATGTAGACTATGCAGATTTGTTGTTATCCCAAGCTCGGTACAAGGAAAAACGGTTTGAGTTGGCAGATATATTTAGTGCATTAAAGGCATATTCTCAGATTTTGCAGATTCCGGTTTGGTCAGCTACTCAGGCCAATAGAGAGGGCTTGCGAGCCGAAGTGGTTACAATGGAGCATATGTCTGAGTCTATTGATAAAGCATTTGTAAGCGATGTTGTACTATCGCTGTGTGAGAAGATGGAACCAGGCAAGGTGTCTAAGTTCTTTTTAACAAAACATAGAGAAGGTAAGTCAGATATATACATAGATATGTTTGTAAATGATAAAATGTGGGTGGAGAATAGTGAACGAGCTGTTTCCGTTTCTATGGACAATGTAAGCTAAAACTACTGAAGAGGTGAGGTTATATAGTTTGCTAATTAAAAATAAAGCGAGAAAGGCGGTAATGAATAGTGAAGACAAAAAGATTAAAAGAGATAGAACCAAGAGAGCGACCGACTGTACATTGTCTTAATTGTATTAACTTTAAGACTCGGTTGATTACTAAGAGGATGATTAAGGATGCGCTTAGAATGAAGTCGCGTGTAGCGTTAGAAGATGAAGGAGACAGGCTTGGTTTCCCATTAAACTATATTGTGGCACGCAACGTTAAAAAAGACGGGCAGGCGCGTATTTATTACTGTAGCAAGGGTATGATGAGGCGGAACGTGTATGTGTGCAAAGATGACAAAAGGTTAAGTACGTTTTGCCCAGAGAATCCCCATTATTGCCAGTGTTATAAGTAATATATTCTACAAAAGTAGTTGACGTTGTTGTTTAGGTGTGGTATAATGTTGTATACAACAAAATGAGGTGATGTGGTGGATTTTAAAGTAGACAACTTTGAATCGTCGGCAAATTGTAGTGCTTGCACACTTAATAACACTCCTAAAGTTTTTTCCTGTATATCTAATGTAAGTCAGGTGGATATTTTGGTTATTGGTCAGTCTCCAGGTCTAAACGAGGTTAAAGAGGGTAAGCCGTTTGTCGGTGCGTCTGGTGAGTTGATACACAGGGTGCTTGATCAGTATTCGAAGAATACTGCTATGGTTAATATAATATCCTGTCGCCCTGAGGATCAGGAAACTAATAAAGACAGGCAACCGTCTACCATAGAGGTAAAGTGTTGTAGACCTAGGCTAGATGCTGATATCAATTACATAATATCTCATTTGCCCCCAAAAACCATTCTTGTATTTGGTGCAATTGCTAAAAAGGAAATGCAACGCATCTTAAAGTCTAACCCCTCCTACGAGAAAATCCCCATTGCTACATTCGACCATCCTGCATACATACTTCGCAATAGGCACTTGGAACCTCGGTATGTAGCACAGTTGCATAACCACATGAAGTCCATATTTGGTAATAGCAGTACGGTAAGTGTAGAAGAGAAATTTGTTACCTATACTGACAACCTTAAACATCAGTTTGTAGAGGATGCTTATAGTTCTAAAAACGTTGGTGTAGATATTGAAACTAATAGTTTAAATGTGTTTAGTTTGTCTTTTATTATAGGAACTATAGCAGTTAGTTGTGATAAGTTTACATATTTCTTTGATTGCAGGGAAAAAGATATTAAGGAGTACGATGTATTGGTTGACTTCCTGCAATCAGATAAGGTTCAGAAAGTTTTTGCGGATATACTATTTGATGTTGTTGCTTTGGCACAATATAATATAAAAGTAAGAAATTATTCAGATTTGTTTCCGTTGGCCTTTATATACGATAATACATACAACGAGTATGGATTAGAGGCAATTAGTATGAGGTACATGCCAGACTTGGCTGGGTACAAGTCTAAATTCAAGTCTTCTTTGGTAGAGCATGATTATTTAGGGGCTCCAACCGAAGAACTAAAGCGCTATAATGCCTACGACTCTTACATGACGCGTATGTTGTACAACTACATCTACGACCGTCTGGATGTTAAAGCAAAGACTATATTTGAGAAAATTACTGTAAAGTTGTTGCCGGTACTTGTAGTGTTGAAATGTTCTGGCATGAAAATAGACGCTGACTTGTTGGATCAATATACGGGTATATTCAAAGGCAGGATAGACGAACTTTCTAAATATTTTAATGATAAATATGGGGTAACCAACATAAATTCTACGCCCCAAATAAGTAAGTGGTTGTTTGAGACGCTGAAGCTTAAACCTATAAAATATAATGATCTAACTGCTACACAAAAAGCAAAGGGACAGAAGAAGGGATCTCCGTCTACGGATAAGGAGGTACTTGAGGCATACGCTAACGAGGTGCCAGATGTCAATCCGCTTTATGAGGCACGTAGGGTGACCAATGTGCTTACTTACTTTTTGCCGTCCATTAAAGAAAGTTTGGATGATAGAGACATAGTGCATCCAAACTTTAAACATTATGGTATACAAAGCTTCCGTTTAGCCTGTAAAGCACCGCCGCTTCAGGGAATTCCGCGTGATGAAACTAAGAGCGAATTTTTAAATCAGTATCCGTTACGCAGGTTGTTTGTAGCTAGGTTTAGTGACTCGTATATATTGGAGTGTGACTTCTCGCAACAGGAAGTCAGGATTGTTGCTGAATTGGCTCGTGATAAAGGCATGATGGATACATTTGCCAAGAACGAAGACATTCACAAGTTTGTTGGATCTCTGGTTTTTGAGAAGCCAATAGATCAGATAACTAAGTTTGAGCGTCAGATTGCAAAAGGTTGCGTGTTTGGTGCAATTTTTGGGGCATCGGCAAAAGAAATGAGTGTTAGGTTGCATATGCCAGAGAAGCAGGCACAGACGTATTTAAATAAATTTGTAGATGCGTTTCCGAGTGTTAGTGACTACCTCGCCCTACAACACAGGGCAGTTAAGAAGAACGGTGTAATTCATACGGTACTTGGCAGACCGCGAAAGTTTTTGATAGATTCTAATAGCAGATCTGCTATTGCTGATGCGGAACGCGAAGCTGCGAATCACTGTTTTCATTGGGATACTCGTGTGCTTTTAGAGGGCGGTGCTTCAAAGACAATCAAGGAAATTGTAGATAAAAAGCTTTCTGTTAAAGTTGCTTCGGTGAACAGTGCTACAAATAAAATTGAATTTAAACGAGTAGTGAATTGGTTTAAGAATGAATACAAGGATCCTCGGTGGTTGCGTGTAAATATACAAGGTAGCAATGGCAAATATGGAGCGGTATGTACACCAGATCATAGATATTATACTTCACGTGGTGCGGTGGAGGCTAAGAATTTGAGAGTTGGTGATATGTTATATACGAATTACTTACATATTCCGTCTACCACATGTGAACAAATAATTCTTGGCAGTTTGCTTGGTGATGGTGGTATAAGCATGAGTAATGGTGTACGATTGTATATGACGCATTGTAATAAACAACGATCTTATTTAGAGTACAAGTGCAGTATATTACAACCTTATATTGGTGGTAAAGTATCAAAAGGTGTTGCTGGTCTTAAAAGTTTTAAGCCTGGCAATATAATGTGGAATTATCGTTCGAATGTGCATTGGAACCTTGCCGAGTATTATAATTTAAAATACCCTAATCTTGGTGTAAAGGATATAGTTAATAAAATAAGTTGGCTTGGGTTGGCTATATGGTATCAGGATGATGGGGGTTTGTGTCGTAGTAGGCACAATGTGGGGCGTAGATCTCATCACAGAGAAGGTTGGAGGCAGTTTATAAGGATTCATACAGAAAGTTTTAGTTTTGACGAGTCGATCCTGCTTGCAGAACTGCTAAATAAAAAATTTGGGTTGAAGTTGTATGTACGCAAGAGAAAATGTCACGGGGTGGTTGTTCCTGTGGTTGAAATGTATAGTAAACAACATTTAAAGGTGTTCTTTGATAATATTAAAATGCATATTCACCCTGGTTTGAAGTATAAACTGCCAACTACCTATTGTAATTCTAAATTTGATGGTGGCAGTGGTGGCAATGTTGCTAGAGTTCCGGCGTTGGTTAAGTGTGTTGGTATAACTGAGGTTTGTTATTCAAATGACAAACGTAGGGGTTATTTAGATGCTTGTAAACACAAAACTAAATACAATATTGAGGTTGAAGATAACCACAATTATTTTGTAGGAGGAGGTGCTAAATACTTTTGTTTAGTTAAAAATTGCATTCAATCACTAGGTGCTGACATTTCCTTCCTATCCCTTATAAAAATACATGATAAATTGGTTGCAGATGGGGTGTTATACAATGGTGTTTTTATTATAAATACTATACACGATTCTATACTGTTTGATGTGAGACGCCAATACTTAAAGTATGTGTGCGATGAAATAGCGCCGATTATGACAGATGTGCCAAAGATGCTAGGGTTTAAGGTTAAGTTTCCTGTGGATATAAAGGTAGGCAAGCGCTGGGGTGAGTCACTGAAATTGGAGGATATACTAAAACAAGAGGTTGAAAGTGCCTAAAGCAAAGGTTCCGAGGAAGCTTAGTATTGTTAAGTTTGTTACCAAAGGGTTTGATACAGACTACATTAGGAGTCTTCCTTTTAAAGAGTCCTATGTTTATGTTTTCTTAGGAGAAATACCGAATATGCGTGGTCGTTGTATAGTTATGAACTATAAAAGTGGTTGTATATTTAGCGGGTATCATACGAATAGTTTTGTTGAACTAACCAGGGATGAAGTTTAAAACAAGGAGGTGTGTTGTGCAGGAAGGAAAGCTTAACGTTTTAATTGGAATTTCATTTGGGTCAGAAGGTAAAGGCAATGTTGCCAATTATTTGGCTGTCAAGCATCCGGATTTGGATTTGTGTATTGCTAACAATTCTCCGAATGCTGGTCATCAAATAAAGCGTGAAGATGGTACGGTAGAGACTATAAAGATGTTGCCTACTGCTGGTGTTATTTGTAAAGGTGCCAACATCTTGCTTGGATCTGGTTCTGTTATAGATAAGGATAAGTTGATCGAGGAAATAAACAAATACGACGTTGCTGGCAGGCTTACTGTGTCGGCTTTTGCTCCTGTAGTAAGCGAGGAGTGTAAAGAATATGAAAGGGAGAACTTAAAGTATATAGCATCTACGTTTCAGGGTACTGGTGCGGCTATCGGATTGAAGGCCATGCGATCGCCGTCTATTAAGTTAGTTAAGGATTACCCTGAATTGGAAAAGTGGTGTCACTATCATACACCCGATATTATACTTAATCGGGTAGGCAAAGCTGGTCATACTGCACTAGCGGAGGTTTGCCAAGGATATGGGCTGTCCGTAGATTCAGAGCACTATCCTCACGTTACGTCGCGCCCAGTTAATGTTGGTCAGGCTTTTGGGTATTTAGATGTACCCCCGTCGTTGTGTGGTGATGTAATCGGAGTGGCGCGTACCTACATAATAAGAGTAGGTAACGTGGAAGGAGGTTCATCTGGTGATACCTTCTACGATTCTAAGGAGGTATCTTGGGAAGAAGTATCTGCTAAGTTGAACAGACCGACTATTGAGTTTACGTCTGTAACTAAGCGCAAGAGAAGGGTGTTTACTTTTTCCAAGTACTTGTTTAACCAAGCTGTTAAGCGCAACGGTGTAAATGTACTTTTCCTAACTTTTGTCGATTATTTGTTGCCCGATGAGTTGAAGGAGATGACTGATTATGTAACGTCTGATGAGTTCAACTTTAAGGAAATTTACTTTGTACGTGGGTTCGGAGAATTTGACAAATTCGTGGAAAAGATTAGGTAATGAATCCGTGCTTTGAGACAGAGCTGGGCAAGTTGTATAATGCAGACTGTATGTCAGTATTGCCTAGTATTGATGATTCAAGTGTGGATTTGGTAGTTACTGATCCGCCGTATAACTTCGATTGTCGTGGCAGAGGTACTGTACATACGGCTAAAGACGATTTTGCTAATAATGCAATGTCGCCAGAAGAATATGTTGCTTGGTTTAAGCAAGTAGTTGATCAGTTATATAGGGTTGTAAAAGACGGCGGTGCTGTCTACGTTTATTGCGGATGGAAATTGTACCCGCATGTATACCCGATAATTGGTAAGTTGTTTGATATAAAGAACTGTATTGTTTGGCGGAAGCAACATTTTGGGGTCGGTTATCACTTTAGGTTTCAGCATGAGTTTGTAGTATTTGCTACTAAGGGTAAACACCAACTGCGCCTACAGAAGCGGAATATATCAGATGTATGGGACATTGACAAGGAGAACAACAATCGTGTGCATCCAGCTCAAAAGCCTGTTGAGGCTATGTCACGTCCGATATTGTACTCTACTGATGTGGGCGGGTTGGTGTTAGACCCTTTTAATGGATCTGGTACAACGTCACTTGCAGCCGAACGATCTGGTCGCAAATGGATAGGCATTGAGATGGACACAGAATACTGTGATAAAACCATAGAGAGAATAATTAAGAATGTATAAGTTTATTGCGTGGATTATAAGGCTGAATTTGAAGCCACTAGAGTGGAAGATTAATAGTATGTTGAGGAGGATTAAAGATGCAACTTAGCCAGAACGCTATACAGGTGCTTGAGAAGAGGTATTTAGCAAAAGATAGGACTGGAAAGGTAATTGAAACCCCAGAACAACTTTTTGAGAGGGTAGCACGCACTATATCGGGTGCGGAGCGCGATGAGTCTATGAGTGAGTATGAGGAGAAATTTTATAAGATTATGACTAATTTGGAGTTTTTGCCAAATACTCCTACCCTTATAAACGCTGGGCGTGCAATAGGGCAATTATCCGCATGTTTTGTACTCAACATTGATGATAGCATGGAGTCTATATTTACCACGCTTAGAGATGCTGCATTGGTTCAAAAAAGCGGCGGAGGTTGTGGGTACAGTTTTTCCAATGTTCGTCCGTCTGGCGATTTAGTTAAGAGTACTAATAAGTGTGCGGGTGGTCCAATAGCGTTTATTCGTATATTTGATAAGGCCATGGAAGCAATAGAGCAAGGCGGAGTGCGCCACGGTGCAAATCTTGGAACGTTAAGGATAGATCATCCGGATATAGTGAGTTTTATAGAGTGTAAACAAAAAGAAGGGGATATACCTAACTTTAACTTGTCTGTAGGTATTACTGATGAGTTTATGTCTGCAGTTAAGAGTGATAGGATGCACCAATTGATTAATCCTCATACTGGTGCTGTTGTTAAAGAAATTAAGGCTAAAAAGTTGTTTGATCTAATAGTTCACCATGCTTGGGCAAACGGGGAACCGGGCATTTTGTTCCTTGATGAGATGAACCGTCACAATATGATACCAAATGTTGGTGCCATAGAGTCGACGAATCCGTGCGGAGAGTTGCCACTTTTGGCGTATGAGTCGTGCAATTTAGGATCTGTAAACCTTGGAAGATTTGTCAAAGCTGAGAAGGTGGACTACGATCGCCTTGAGTATGTAGTTAGGCTTGCAACAAGGTTTCTTGATGATGTGATAGACATGAACAAATACCCTATATCTCAAATAGAAACAAAGACTAAAATGACTAGGAAAATTGGGTTAGGAATTATGGGATTTGCGGACATGCTTATTAAACTAAATATACAGTATGATACTGAAGAGGCAGTACGTTATGCGTCTGATGTTATGAGAAAGATTCGGCAATGGTCTATTGATGAGTCTTCTAAGCTTGCTGAAGTGCGCGGTGTTTTCCCGGCTTGGCGCGGGAGCCGTTGGCAAACTGACGAGGGAGTTAGGTTAAGGAATGCAGGACTGACTGCTATAGCTCCTACAGGCACATTGTCCATTATTGCTAATGCATCTAGTGGGTGTGAGCCATATTATTCGAAGACTGTAAAGAAGCATGTAATTAATACTATACTCGAAGAGGAGGTTGAGTATGCTAAATCAGACTGCTTCATTACAGCTAAGGAAATATCGCCAGAATGGCATGTTAAGATCCAGGCGGCTCTTCAGGCGCAAACGTGTTCGGCAGTTAGTAAGACTATTAATTTTCCGAATGATGCTACTGAGGATGATATTAAGAGATCTATACTGTTAGCTTATAAATTAAAATGTAAGGGTATTGCTTTGTACCGCGATGGATCAAGGGAAAAGCAAGTTTTGTATAGTGGAGATGCAAAGAAGGATGTTGTACCTACTAAGGAAAAGGCGATAGAAAAGTGTCCAGAGTGTGGGGCTGATGTTGTAAATGAGTCTGGGTGCGTCAAATGTTCAAATGCGGGTTGTGGCTGGTCAGCTTGCAAAATTTCGTAAAGGAGATGTATCGATGAGCGAACAATTGGATGAAATATTAAACAACATCAGTTTGGCCTTTGGTATAGATAACCTAGAGGTAGTGTTTCCAGAAGATACCTTAGTTGAATTGTCTTTGTTTAGGATATCCAAAATAGATGCTACTAGGTTAGATGAGGAGTTGGTATTTGAACCAAAGGTTTACATGTTGTTCTGTGCAATACTGGCGCACGTTTCAAATAAATATGAGCGCATGGAAGCTCATGTGGAGCAGTTGGATGCTAAATTATCGCTGAAGTACGAGAAGCATTTAATAAGTTCTGATGAGCGTGTTTCTGACAAGAAGATTGATAAACTGGTCAAAGCTGATGATGATTATGTAGAGGCTGTTAACAAATGCCTTGAGTATAAAAACATGGTTATTACGTTTAGGAATATACTTAATGGCTTGGATAAGAAGCATGATGGTTTGATGCAATTATCATCAAAACGTAACAAAGAAATTTCACAGAGGATGATATGAATTTATTGATGGCAGTAGTGTTTGCGCACTACATTGCTGATTGGGCTCTCCAAACGGAGTTTGTAGCTAGGAACAAGGGCAAATATGGGTATATTATGTTTAGCCACAGCATGGTGTGGACTGGAGTTATTTGCTTTGTTTTAAACTACTACAATGCTTATTCTTTATGGAAACTTGTATTTTTGTTGGTTGGTCATATGTGGATGGATCAATATAAAATGGATAGGGTAAAAGAAGACTGTTCTGCTAGCAGGGAAACAGAAAAACACAATTTAAGACTGCTTTATATAGATCAGGCGTGGCATTTTGTGCAGTGTGTTGTTGTTAGTATATTTTAAAGGAGATGTACAATGGCTAAAAAAGAAGAGAAGGGTGTTGTAAGCAAGTTGGAATCAGTTGACATATCAAAGCTTGTTAGTGGGTTGGTTGATGAGTATAGGAAGAAGAATATGCTTATCGAAACTGGGCACATTAACTGTGAGTTTTTTGATTCTGGAAACTTGGCGCTTAATTATATTTTGTCTGGCAAGTTTGATGAGGGATTCCCTACTGGTCAAGTTATTAACGTCCATGGTGATCCTCAGACTGGGAAAAGCTTGTTAGTATGCAATGCCATAGCTAACTTCCTAAAGAAATACCCAGATGGTGTTGCCATATTGGATGATACAGAGTTTGCCTATGTTGAATATTTAGGCAGTAATTTAGGTATTGATGAGTCAAGGTTTATAAGGTTAAATACCTCTACTGTTGAGGAGCATTCTAAGGCAGTGTTCTTTGGCGGTAAGATTAAGACAATGGACGTTGATACTGGAAAGGATGTGGAGGTAGAGGTAGAGCCTATTGTACCTAAGCTTTGGAATAAAGGATGTAAACACATCCTTATAGCAGTTGATTCTATAGCTATGTGGTCAACTGAGCATGAGCTTGCTATAGTTGGTTTAGATAAGCCTGATATGGGCAAGGCAAAAGTGTTGAGGGCTCTGCTCCGTACTATCATGCCAGAGGTAAAGAAATACGGTTTAACATATATAATTACTAATCATTTGATATTCAACATAGGCGATATGTTTGGACCGCGCAAAATTGAAGGTGGTGGTCAGGCGCCAGCGTATCAGTCTTCTATAAGGCTTTGTATGCAAATTGCTGGGAAAATAAAGGTTGACAGTAAGGGTAAGAGTGGGGAACTAGGGGGAGACAAGGATGATAAGAATGCCAAGATAGTTGGCGTAGTTGCTAGGGCTACCACGGTTAAAAACAGGTTTGCACCTCCATTTAGAAATTGCCTTATAGACATTAAGTTTGATGCGGGTATGTCTAGGTTTTCTGGGTTGTTGAAGCTCCTACAAGATTTGAGCATTGTATTGCTTGCGCCCGGTGGATGGTACGAAACTTGCGATAAGAAAATAAAGTTTCAATCTAAAGACTTTGAAGCTAAGTGGCCTGAAATAAAGGCATTGATAACTCCAGATAGGGTAAAGATGCGCGAGTCGGAGTCTCCTATAATAGTTGAGGATATAAAAGACGAGGAATAAGAAAGGAAAACGCTATGTTTAAATACTCACATCAGTCTATAAGCTTAGATGAGGTATCTGTAATACCAGAGTCGGTAACTACTATAAGTGACGACGATGTTGATTTAACTATGTGGATAGGGGACTTAAAGCTCAAGTTGCCTATTGTAGGCGCCGCTATGGATAGCGTTATGTCGGTCAAGTCGTTATTAGAACTAGGAAGGCTTGGTGGCATCGGCATTGTTAACCTATGCGGTTTGATCTCAAGGTATCCGTTAGATAAATATAATGATATATATGCAGAACTTGCAAGTTCCCCGTCTGTGTCTACCTTACAGAAGATTTATAACTCAGAGCCGGTTAATATGGTAGTATTGCAGAGCAACTTGGCAAAATTGCAGGAGATAGTTGGGGATGTAGAATTTGCTGTATCTGCTACTCCACAACAGGCTGAAAGGTTGTTTGGCGTTGCAATGCAACAAGGCATAAGAGCTTTAGTTATCCAGTCGTCGTTTATATCACCGTACTGGTCGTCGAGTAAGGCTACTGGTCTCAATGTTGGAAAATTTATCCAATATGCGCGCCAAAACGGGTGCACGGTAATGGTTGGTAATGTGGCCAGTTTGAATGCAGCTGTACCCTTTATAGAGGCTGGTGTAGATGCTATTATTGAAGGTGTTGGACCTGGAGTCCAGTGTACCACTCGCTTTGTTTTAGGCATAGGAGCTGGACATGTTACTACGATAGACGACTTACGTGGATATATTGAAAAGCAGAAATCTAGGACAATTATTATAGCAGATGGTGGCATACACAATAGTGGCGACATTGTTAAATTGATGTGTTGTGGTGCTCATGCTGTTATTTTGGGCGGTATGATATCCAAAACAGTAGAGTCGCCGTTTAATGGATATCATTGGGGCATGTCGGCCTATCACCATACTCTGCCCAGAGGCACGCTTTTGCATTATGAGGTTGAAGATGGGGCTACAATAGAAAGGTTGTTAATGGGGCCGTCCACAAGAGCCGATGGTACATTGGCGCTCATTCCAGCCATAAAGAATGCTTTATCTAATTTGGGTTGTAATAGTATAAATAATGCCTACAGAGATACATTGGTAACGCGGTTTGCTGGCATACTAACAGAGGGTAAAGATAAAAAATGATGACGAATAAGGAAGCGAA